GAGTATTAGGTGGTATTACAGGTTCATTATTTGGAACGGCTTCATATGCTACTCAAGCATTAAGTGCTTCTTATGCACCAACAGCAGCAACCTTTCCATTTACAGGTTCTGCAATCATAACAGGTTCATTGACTATAACAGGTTCATTAAGAGGTAACGTATCAGCACTATCAATTGCCTCTACAACAGCTTCTTTAGATTTAGCAACAAGTAATTTCTTTACTCTAACACTTGCCAATGGAGCAAACACACATATTAGTGCCTCAAATATTTTACCTGGTCAAACAGTCAATATTAGAGTAACACAAGGTTCTGCAGGAACAGGAACACTCTCATTTAATTCAGCTATTAAACAATCAAGTGGATCTTTATATACAGGTTCTATGATTGCAAATGCAGTGGACGTAGTTTCTTTAATTGCTTTTGATTCATCAAGCGCATATATTAGTTATATAAATAATTTCGTATAAAAAATGTTTACACCTTTCGCCTTTATAAAAAGACAAGTTTCGGCAGCTATTGCTACAATACAAAAAGTATTAATAGCAGGAGGCTTTACTTCTTTTAGAGCTGTTAATTATAATAATATTATAAAAACAACTCCAACAACAGCCATTGATACTACTTTTAATATGGGAACTGGAGCAAATAATAGTATATATGCTTCTGCAATCGATGAAAATGGTAAAATATTAATTGGGGGAAATTTTACATCCTATTCAGGTTCAACTCAAAACTACTTTACAAGAATAAACACAAACGGTACTAGAGATACAACTTTTAATACAGGAGGAGGAACCAATGGACTAGTATATACAGTACTGCCTGTATCACAAAGTAAAATATTAATTGGAGGAGCTTTTAGTACATACTCAGGCTCAGCAGCGATAAGAATAGCAAGATTAAATTCAAATGGTACTCTAGACAGTACATTCGCTGTAACTACTAATCCTTTATTAGATAACAGTATTTATACTTTTGCAACTCAATCAGACGGTAAAATTATAGTAGGAGGAGTTTTTCAAAATACTATATGGAGTAGTAATTACCTATCTAAACTAACCCCACAACTAATTCCAGACACAACTTTTAATCCAGTAACAGGTTTAAATGCTGGCGTATATGCTTTTGCTACTCAGTCAGATGGTAAAATAGTAGTAGGAGGAGCCTTTACTACATATTCAGGTTCTACTGTAAATAGAATAGTAAGAATAAATACAGATGGTACTAGAGATACAACTTTTAATGTTGGAACAGGATTTAGCAGTGGTGAAGTTGACGTTATAAGAGTACAGTCAGATGGCAAAATTCTAGTAGGAGGGTCATTTCTTTCTTACTCAGGCTCTACTGTAAACAGAATAACAAGAATAAATACAGATGGTACAAGAGATACGACTTTTAATCAAGGAACAGGATTTAATAATGGGCAAGTGTACGACTTGCAACTACAATCAGATGGAAAAATAATAGCAGTAGGGACATGGACTCTTACTTACTCAGGGTCATCAGCTATTCGTATAGCAAGAATTAACCCAAGTGGTTCATTAGATACAACATTTAACTCCGGTACAACAGGATTTTCTGCAAATCAATACAGTGCACAAATTCAAAATGATGGAAAAATTATAGTAGTAGGATTAAGTGCTACTTATTCAGGTTCAGCAGTACAAAGAATTAGACGTATAAATACAAACGGGACTTTAGATACGACTTTTAATATTGGGACAGCAGGATTTAACAATACAACCTACAGAGCTAGAATACAACCTGATCAGAAAATAGTTGTATTAGGAGTATTTACTTCCTACTCAGGTTCTGCAATAAATAGAATAGCAAGAATAAATACTAATGGAACCTTAGATACAACCTTCAACCCCGGAACAGGATTTAATTCTGTTACACAAATTCTTAGCGGTTTAGAATTAGATTCAAGTGGAAGTATCTATGTTGGAAGTAATTTCGCAACATACAATAGTGCAACAGCAAATTACTTTGTAAAATTAACTTCAAGTGGTTCTATTATAACAGGATCAGGACAATATATTGGATTTAATAATGTTGTTAACTCTCTATTAGTAGATAGTACTGGAAGTGTATATGCTGGGGGGGCTTTTAATGGTCCTATATCACCTAATAATTACATAGTAAGACTAAATACAGACGGTACAAAAGACTACTCTTTTCAAATAGGAACAGGATTTCAAAATACAGTATACAGCTTACAAGTACAATCAGATGATAAAATAGTAGTAGGAGGAACATTCACTACTTATTCAGGCTCAGGGCCTCAATCCTTAGTTAGATTAAATTCTAATGGCACAAGAGATACTTCTTTTAGTATGGGTAGTGGATTTAATAATTATGTATACAAAACATTAATACAATCTGATGGAAAAATACTTGTAGGAGGGTCATTCACTACCTACTCAGGTTCAACTCAAAACTATATAACAAGGTTAAATTCAAATGGATCAGTAGATACAACTTTTAATATAGGAACAGGAGCTGAAGTTTCAAGTAATGGGTTTCCAATAGGACTAATTCAAGACCAATCAGGAAGTATACATTATGGAAATCCTTACCTGACTGTATATAGTGGATCTTCAGTAACAGGTTATGTAAAACTTACTCCAAGTGGCAGTATTGATTCTACATTCTTAAGCACAGCAGTTAGTGCAAGTAGTACACCAGGAGCATATACTGCAGGAACTTCAGGCACTGGAGTACAGTCAATATCTATAGATAGTAGTAATAATGCTTATTTATTTGGAAATTTTCAAAATTATTTACCTCCTGGAAGTAAAAAAATTCTTGCTTTAAATCTTACTCAAGGAGATATAAGTACACCTCCCTATTTTAATTTTAGCTTTAAATATAGTGTCAACATTTCAGCTAAAGATCCTTCAGGAAATATTTGGGTAGCAGGACCACAAGGTTTTATTGATATTGGAAGTACTGCTAATGTAGCTAAATTAAGTCCTCAAGGAAATTTAATAACATATTTTCTTAATAATTTTGTTTCTCAAACAGCATTATATCCATTACCTGATGGAAAAATACTAATATCTGCAAATACCCCAGGTGATGGTACATATCCTGTATATAGATTTAATTCAAATGGAATTTACGATAATACATTTCAAATGGATACTGGTTCATATGGTAGTGCGCTTGCTATAGGACGACAATCTACAGGTAAAATAATAATAGGGGGAGATTTTTATAATTTTGATTTAACCCCACAAATTCAGTATTTTTTAAGACTTAATCCAAGTGGAAGTGTAGATACTACATTTGTTGGGAATAGTGGATTTAATAACTATGTTTATTCTATAAATGTATTACCAGATGATTCTATGATAATAGGAGGACTATTTGGTGATTTTAATGGTCAAACAATAAACAAGATAGCAAAAATAGATGCTGATGGATACCTAGATACTTCCTTTCTTACTTCTTTAAACTCATATGCCGGATTCTATGATAATGTCTATAAAACAGCTATACAACCTGATGGAAAAATAATTGTAATAGGTTCATTCGATGCTTATTATGTTGATTTTGAAGGTGGATATGCAGCCTTTGGAATAGCAAGATTAAATTCTGATGGTACATATGATTCTACTTTTAATACAGGAAATGGTTTTTATGGATCTTCTTATTTTGCTAATAGTAGATTATGTAAAATAATTATAGATCAAGATAATAATATTCACATAGTAGGTGATTTTACATACTATAATGGAGTATTAGTAAATGGATATGTAAAATTATCACCAAATGGAACTTTACTCCCAGCCTTTGATGGCTCAATTACTAGCCCAATAGGAATAAATGCAATTAACTCAAACATAGGAACTGCAAACACAATAGAACTAATAGACGTATAAAAATTATGACACTAAAAGAATTTTTAACAGACAAAACCCTTACTTCAGTAGAAATTACTGAACAGTACAATTTAATTTACAATGTTTATGTAGATCAAGCCGGATACGGTTTAGATATTGATACATCAAATGTAGAGGCAGGAACTCAATTAACTATGAGACAAGATTTTACTTTAGAGAATGATATCCTTTCTGTAGCAGGCATATCTATAGATACAACTCAAATTAATATGTTGTAAAATTTTACATATTTATTATAAAATATAATTTAAATGGCTACAATAAGTACCTCAGGAATATCAGCGTTACAAGTAATTAAATCCGAACATCTATTAAGGATAATAAACGCCTTAAATGGTGTTGTTTCTAATGATATAAAAATTTCAGGTTCATTAGCTAATGGAGACTCAAATACTGCTACTAATTATTCCCATGCGGAAGGAAATCTCACATTAGCTGTAAATAATTCACATGCAGAAGGGTCTGAAACTATAGCATCAGGACAGTACTCACATGCTGAAGGATATACATTTTTTGGTGATTCCGGTGATCAATTTACACAAGCAACAGGAATAGGAGCACATGCTGAAGGTAGAGGTACTTGGGCAAAAGGAGATGGATCACACGCAGAGGGTGCTTCTACAGGTAATGGAGTAGATACTGATTATATATTAACTGCGTCAGGTTCCTACTCACACGCTGAAGGAGCTAGCACATTATCGCTAGGAGTTTACTCACATGCAGAAGGATATTTTACAACAACAATAGGAATAGCATCCCATGCAGAAGGTAGACAAACAACAGCCTCAGCGGATTATTCACATGCTGAAGGGTTATCTATAACAGGAATATCAGGTGGAAGTTTAAGAGCATTAGGGTATGGCTCACATGCTGAAGGATATAATACAATAACTTATGGAACAGGATCACATGCTGAAGGATATTTTACAATAGCATCAGGGTCCTACTCACATGCGGAAGGAGGTTTAACACATACAAAAGGATTTGCTTCACACGCAGAAGGAAATAGTACATCTGCTTCAGGAGATTATTCACACGCAGAGGGATTAGGAACAGTAGCATTAGGAACTTACCAACATGTACAAGGACAATTTAATATTTCTTCATCTGATACATCAGCTTTTATTCATGGAAATGGAACTTCAACTTCAAATAGAAGTAACTTAATATTTGCTTCTGGATCAGAAGTTCAAGTGACCGGTTCATTAAGTGTATCAGGTACATTGAGAGTAGGTCCTACAACTGTATTAGGCGCACCAACTTATGGAGTTACTCCTCAAGCTATACTAGCTTTTAGTAGTAGTACTGCTGGTGGGGGTACTTTAGATTTAAGAAATACTAGTACAGATATAGCTGCTGGAGAATTTTTAGGTACTATCCAATTTTCAGGAAAGGATGATCAATCTGTAGCATATAGTATGGTGCAAATTAGAGCTACAGCTAATTACGCCCCAAATGCAGGAGATAGTGGTGGAGGTAACTTAAAATTCTATACATCTCCAGGAATTGGAGGAAACCCTCCATATGAACGTATGGCTATATCAGCTTCTGGGTTAGTGAATATGACTAGTGGATTAGTAGTGACAGGATCAACTACTATAAATAATATACTAACGCTAGTTCCAACAAGTTCATTACCAATAGGGCAACCAACAGGATCCTTTATAGTATCAGGTTCAGGAGCAAATTGTAAACCATATTTTTATAATGGAACAACATGGACAGCATTATTCTAAAATTAAATAAAAAACAATAAAAATAACGTTATGATTAAACCAACAAAGTTACAAGAAACAGAATTACAAGAAATTAAAGATTTTCAAACTACATCAGAAAATCTAATAGCGCAATTAGGTCAATTGACTTTTAAAAAATTTCAACTTGAAAAAGAAGAACAATTTTTGAAAAAACAATATGAGCAAATTACATCTGCTGAAGTTGAACTAAGTAAAAAACTTAAAGAAGCTTATGGGGATGTTTCAATTAACTTACAAACAGGTGAGATAACATACCCCTAAAATATAAGTTTTGAGCCTTCTTGTAATATTTATTATCAAATGATTAACATTAAAAAACTAAATAAAACAAAATGGCTGAAACTTTATTATCTCCAGGCGTTCTAACTAGAGAAAATGACCAATCCCAAATTACACAAGGCCCTATTACTGCGGGAGCAGCTATTATAGGACCTGCAGTGTCTGGTCCTGTTAGAATTCCAACTTTAGTTACTTCTTATAGTGACTATCTAAGTAAATTCGGGGGTTCTTTCATTAGTGGGGGAGCTGCTTATGAGTACTTAACCTCAATCTCTGCTTATAATTACTTCCAACAAGGTGGAACTACTTTATTAGTACAAAGAGCAGTGAGTGGTACATTTGCTCCTGCAACTTCTAGTGTAACTAACAATGTATCTTTAATAACTGGATCTGTTGCTTCTGCTTCATTTACTGTATTAAACTCTAGTACAGGTTCATGGAATCAAATTCAAATTAACGCAACTACTGCTGTAGGTAATGTTAGGTATACAATTTATAACTATCCTTACGCTGCTACTGGTTCATATTATGATGGTACTAACTATATTTATCTAGGTGTAGGTAATGGAACTTTTGATGGTGTAAATGCTGTAACTTCAACAGGTAGTTGGGCAGGATATGTAGTGAATGCTATTAATAATGGAACAAGTGGATTAGCTAGTTACTTCTCAGCTTCATTCTCAGGAGGAAGATTAACTTTCTTTACTGATGCTACAGGTACTTCTCAAAACGCTTTTTCACTTACTAGTAGTTTCGGTGTAGGAACACCAGTAACACAATCATTTACAGGAGGTACAAATGGTACACCAAATACGGTATTTGTATTAGAAACTTTATCTCAAGGAGCTATTAATAATAGTACTAGTACTGAAGGAGCAAATAATACATTACCTTCAGGTTCTATAGATAATTTAAGACTTGAAGTTGTAAACCCTAACTCAGGAAGTGGTACATTTGATTTACTAATTAGAAGAGGTGATGATAATATCAATTCTAAAATAGTATTAGAACAATGGACTGGATTATCATTAGATCCAAATGCCCCAAATTATATTGAAGCTGTAATAGGTAACCAAACAACTACTACTGCTAACGGATATACCCAAACAACAGGAGATTATACTAATAAATCAAGATATGTAAGAGTAAAATCAGTTAATTATACTACTCCAAATTATTTTGATAACAATGGAACTCCAGTTTCATCTTATACATCATCTTTACCAACACCTCAAAGTAGTTCATTCGGTGGTGCTTTAGGAACAAATTGTGGAGTTTATGGATTATCAAATGGAGATTATACAACATCAATTGCTTTATTAAACAATGTAGATGAATTTAAATTCAATATAATCACAACTCCAGGTATTTATGCTACTTCAGGAAATTCAGTTATTACTTCATTAACTAATTTAGCAGTTAATAGAGGTGATTGTATTGCAATTGTTGATATGTCTGATCTTGGAGATAATGTTGCTACTGTAGTTAATAATGCTACTGCAGTTGATAGTTCATATGCTGCAACTTATTATCCATGGGTTCAAATTAGTGCTCCAAATACAGGAAAATTAACATGGGTTCCACCATCAACTATTATTCCAAGTGTTTACGCTTATAATGATAGAGTAGGTGCTCCATGGTTCGCTCCTGCAGGATTTACAAGAGGTGGATTAAGTGTAATTCAAGCAGAAAGAAAATTATCTCCATCTGATAGAGATACATTATACGCTGGTAAAGTTAACTCATTAGCTACATTCCCTGGTCAAGGTGTTGTTGCTTATGGACAAAAAACATTACAGAAAAAAGCATCTGCTTTAGATAGAGTAAATGTAAGAAGATTATTAATTGAATTAAAATCATATATTGGTCAAATTGCTAACGGATTAGTGTTCGAACAAAACACAGCAGTTACAAGAAATAGATTCTTAAGCCAAGCAAACCCATATCTTGAATCAGTTCAACAAAGACAAGGTTTATACTCTTATAAAGTAGTGATGGATGAATCAAATAACACGGCAGATGTAATTGATAGAAATCAATTATTAGGTCAAATTTGGCTTCAACCAACTAAAACTGCTGAGTTTGTTATATTAGACTTTAATATTACACCAACAGGTGCTACTTTCGCATAAAAATAATTAGGAATTGAAGCCCTAAATAAAAGGGCTTCTTTCCCTAATATTTATTATAAACAGATAATAATAAAATAATACACAAAATATAACATGGCAGTATTAAACCCAAACGAAATAATGTTCACTGCATTTGAACCTAAGGTATCAAATAGATTCATATTGTACATACAAGGTATCCCAGCTTATATGATCAAGAAAGCTTCTGCTCCCGGATTTGATGCAGGTGAAATAACACTAGATCACATCAATGTTTACCGTAAAATTAAAGGTAAAGTAAGATGGAATGATATGACCTTATCTTTATACGATCCAATCGCTCCAGCAGGATCTCAAGCAGTAATGGAATGGATGCGTTTATCTCACGAATCTGTAACAGGTAGAGATGGATACTCAGATTTTTATAAAAAAGATTTAACAATGAATATCCTAGGTCCTGTAGGTGATGTAGTTGGTGAATGGATTATTAAAGGTGCATTCATTAAAACAGCAACATTCGGAGACTACGATTGGGCTCAAGGTGAATCTGCAGCTGAAATCTCTATGACAATTGCAATGGATTATTGCATCTTGAACTTCTAATACAAGTTTAAAAACAATAAAAGTAACCCACCATTTTGGTGGGTTTCTTTATTTTTACTATATTTATATATAAACACAAATAAAATTTATGGATAATCAAGTTACACAAAAACCAAAATTCCCTACAGAAATTGTAGAATTACCTTCAAAAGGTTTACTTTACCCAAAAGAAAATCCTCTTTCAAGCGGTCAAATTGAAATGAAGTACATGACAGCTAGAGAAGAAGATATCTTAACTAACCAAAACTATATCCAACAAGGTACTGTTTTAGATAAATTATTAGAATCATTAATTGTTTCTAAAATTGAATTAAAAGATATCTTAATTGGAGATAAAAATGCTATTTTAATTGCTTCTCGTATTTTAGGATACGGTCAAGATTATGAATTTGAACATAGAGGTCAAGTTCACAAAGTAGATTTAACTACTTTAAAAGATAAAGAATTACCTGAAGATGTAGATTATACTAAAGGTAATGAATTTTATTATACTTTACCTGCCTCTGGAATTGAAGTTGGGTATAAATTATTAACTCATGGTGATGAGATAGCAGTTGAAGCCGAATTAAAAGGATTAAAAAAATTATATCCAAATGGTGGAACACCTGAATTATCAACTAGATTAAAATACTTGATTACATCAGTTGGAGGAAGCAATGACAGAAAAACTGTAAGAGAATTTGTTGATAATGAATTATTGGCAAGAGATGCTAGATCATTACGTCAAGAAGTACAAAGAATATCCCCAGATGTAGATTTAACCATTAAAGATGATGAAGGGGAGGACATCGCTGTACCAATCAGCCTTAACTTTTTTTGGCCTGACGTCAACCTATAGATTAAATTTATTTGCTCAAATACATGAAATAGTATTTCATGGTAAAGGAGGATATGATTGGAATACAGTTTATGAAATGCCTATTTGGCTTAGACACTTTACATTTAAAAAATTAAAAGAATGGTATGATAAAGAGCAAGAACAAGCTGATGCTCAAACTAACCAATTAACTAATAAAAGTGATCCTAAACAATTAGCTAGACCTAATATACCCCAAGCAAATTCATATAATGCAACAGTGCCTACTAAACAGTAGGCATTTTTTGTTTTTTACATATTTATATTATATATAAAGTTACTATGGCTAATATTAAAGACGTTAATGATGAAATCAAAGATCTTAATAGAGAGTTAGGTAAAACACCTACAACTCCTTTTAAGGCAGCTGATATGCAAAAAGCTCTAGATGCTGTAAAAGCATTAAGAGCAGAACTAAAATCAATGAATAGTGATTTAAGTTTTGTAGCATCATCTTTTAGAGATAGTGTAGCTGAACTTTCCAAACAAAATGTTGAACTAAATAATGTTAAATCATCTTTAAGAGGTATATCTAATATAGCTGCTAAATTATCAGCTTATAGACAAGGTGATATTGATTTAGGTAAAAAAGAAATTCAAAATTTAGAAAAACAAGCTAAATTAAAATTTTTAAGTTTACAATATAGTATTAATAGTAGTAGATTAAAACCTAAAGAATTAGCAGAAGCTAAAGCATCTCTTAAATTACAACAAGATTTTATTGATGGGCTTAATGATATTAAAAGAATTGAAGGGCAGATATCTAAGAATAAAGGAACATCCTTCTTTTCAGGTTTATCTCAAGTAACTAAGTCTATACCTGGATTAGGTAAATTTTCTTCAGCTTTTGAAAATGCTGCTAAAGCATCTAAAGAGCAAGCTAAATATAATCTTCAAAACTTTGGTAGTATTGAAGGAATGTCTAAAGCTAATTTAAAAGCTTTACAAACTGGTAAAGGTTTAACCGCTGAAAAAATAAAAGAATTAGGGTTAGAAAAAGAATTAGTAGATTATCAAGGTAAAGGATTAAGCGGAACCGCCGCAGCTATGAAAGCTAAGTCTTTAGGGATAACTGGAGCTGCTGAAAATGCAAAATCTCCATTCCAAGCAGGTATGGCTGCTATGAAAGCAGATTTTAAAGAAGTTTCATCTTCTGCTTTTACTTTTGCTGGATTTATAACAGCCGCTGTAAAATCATTTTTTGAATTAGATACTTTAATAGGTAATACTGCTAAACAATTAGGTGTTTCTTACGAAACTTCTGCTGGATTAAGTCAACAGTTTAATACTATGGCTAATAAAAGTGGTAATCTATTTGTCACTACTAAAGGTATAACTGAATCATTTAACCAAATTAATGCTGCTTTAGGTACTAATGGGGTATTAAGTGAAGAAATGTTAGTTTCTCAAACAGAACTTACTAAACAAGCTTTTTACAGTGTTGAAGCAGCTACAATGTTATCTAAATTATCTTTGGCTACAGGTAAACCTACTAAAGAAATAACAGCTAGTTTTTTAGGTCAAGCTAAAGCTTTAAATTTAGTTAATGGTACAGCTATTAATGAAAAACAATTATTAGAAGAAGTAGCAAAAACCTCTAAAGCTATTTTAATTACATTTGCTGCCCAACCTGGTAAATTAGCAGAAGCTGCTTATGAAGTTAAAAAATTAGGTTTATCTTTAGAACAAGTAAAAGGAATTCAAGATAGTTTATTAAATGTTGAATCTTCTATTGCTGCTGAATTTGAAGCAGAAGTATTAACTGGTAAACAATTAAACTTAGAAAGAGCAAGGTATTATGCTTTAACTAACAACATATCAGGTTTAGCAAAAGAATTAGGAAATCAAGGTATTACTCAAGCCAAGTTTGCTGGAATGAATGTTATCCAACAAGAAGCAGTAGCTAAAGCAATGGGTATGTCTAGAGATCAAATGGCTGAAATGTTAATGAATCAAACAGCTATAACTAAACTTTCAGGTGTTGAAGGTAAAACAGCTAAAGAAAAATATGATAATGCTGTTAAAAAATATGGAGTAGAAAAAGCTAATAAAATGTTAGGAGACGAAACATTAGCACAACAAATGCAATCAGCTTCTTCTCAAGATAAATTTAATGCTTCAATTGAAAAATTAAAAGATATATTCAATACTATGATGGAACCTTTAATGCCCGTATTAAATGTATTTGCAAATATATTTGGTATTATAGGTTTAATGCTTAAACCTTTAGGAGCTATAATGGGTTGGGCAGAATCTATAGGAGGACCTTTAAAAACTATAGTAAAGTTATTAACTGCGGCAGGTATAGCTGCTTTATTCTTAAATGGTTCATTAACTTTAGGTATTGGGGTAGCTTTAGCTTTAGCAGCTATTGGAGGAGCTATGTCTTATTTTGAAAGTTCTATGTCCCAAGCTCAACAAGTAAATGATGGTATAGCACCTCCAGGTAACGGTCCTTTTACAATTACTGACAAATATGGAGCGACAGCTATTACTCATCAAGGTGATGGTTTAGCAGTATCTCCAAATATAAAAACTCAACCTACTCCTCAACAATCCTCTCCAGGAATTGATTATGAAAAATTAGGTGCTCATGTTGCTAATGCTGTATCTAAAGTTCAAGTTCAAACAAATTTAGATGGAGTAGCAGTATCAAGAGGATT